GCTTGTTTGCAATATCTGCTTTCTTTTGTTGTAATACATCTAAATTTTTCATTGATTATCCTTCCTTTCTGCCTAATAATGCGCTAAAAAATAATTTTGTTTTATTTTCTTTTTGCGTTGGTTCAAAATCTGGTTCTTTATGATGTTCAAGGTTTAGTTCTTTAAGAGCCTGCTTAACGACATCTTTTAGCTTTTCCACATCAAAATCATCTGCATGAACAATAGCTTTGGGATTATCTTTGTTTTTAAGCAAATTAAAAATCGCCTTTCTAGCGCTTGCTGCTGCTTTATTGGTTATGCTTTCGCTTACAATAGATGTTGCAAATCCCATTTCTAAGGCTTCATCAGGTAATAGCCAACTTTCATTATCAAGCAATACCTTAAGTTTGTCCTCTGAGATATTGACTTGGCTCATATAAGCATTGATTGATGCCTGCGTTATTTTGTCTAGGTCGTCAGCATCTTTGCGGAGCTGTGCGGCGTTGCCTGCCGTGTGCATCCATGCGTTATGTATCATCAACATAGATGCGTTACTCATAATCCTTTCGTCTCCAGCCATAAAAATGACGGATGCTATACTACAAGCAAATCCATCTACAATAGTCCTTACTTTGGCTTTATGGTTTTTTAGCAGGTTATAAATCGCAAGCCCTTCCGCAACCTCACCACCATAAGAATTGATATGCACATTGATTGCTTCAATGCCTTTGTCAAGTTCCTGCAACTCTTTTGATAACGTGTAACTTGATACATCATTATCAAACCATTCCCATGATGTTATATCACCAAAGATATAAACATCTGCTTCCTTGCCATTGGTAGCAAGCGAATAATATTTGTTTTTCATTCTTTATCACCCCCTTCTAATGTTTTAATGGCATCCTCGACTTTTTCATAGTTTTTAGTAATCCAGTGTTGCCATGCCCAATCATCATCGATAATTTCATCACCAACCGCCTTTCTTATATCATTGATGCAAAACGCGCCGCTACTAATTAGCTTATCTATTGCAGTTGCTATTTCGAATAAGTCAATATGTTTAATACTCTTTGTGTATATCTTTAGATAAGTGCCTTGGCTAAATCCTTCGTAACCGTTTCGTTTACGATTTATTTCTTCCTGTAGCATATCAACTAGCGGATCAACACCAAATGTCAGTAATTGGTCTATAGCTTTTGATGTGTCTTGCACATCACCTTTAAGTAATGACGGAGGAATACCAAGTGCTCTAGCAGTAAAATCAAAAATATCATCAATTTGTGCTCTGATATCTCTTGTGCTCTCGTTGGAATATGTCTTGTGTTGTAGTTCTTTCCATTCTTGTCCGCTACCCAGTGGCAATGCTGCATTATCGCCATCCATCCACTTTTTGATTTTCTCATTGATAAGAGCATCAAACGCTTTTCTTTCTTCTGTTCCGGCAACCGGCAGGGTATCGTACTTAAATATGCCTTTTGTACCTCTGCTGCGCTGATATGCCTTCATGCTATAAGAAATTAATTTTGAATAACTTTCATACAATCCATTAATAAGATTTCGAATGTTTTCTTCATTGAGCTTCCAATACAGCACTTCTGATTGTGTGAATGTCCTTTCGAATGTAAAATCACCAACTCTTACTTGCGAAAATACATCGTCATATAGTGCGTATGGCGTTTTTGTAAAGCTGTCTGCCACTAAAAGTTGGCCGTTTTGCTCAATAACAAGACACTCATTATTTCTGTATAGCTTAGCTATCAACTTATGTATAAATTGGCTGGAGTTCTGATTTTTATTTGGTTCGACATTCCAGAGATAATATTCTTTTCCTTTAATCTCCTTGTTTTTAAAATAGGTCTTAAACTCGCACTTGCTTACTGCGTTTGCGAGTAAATTTGTCGCAGACCAAAAAGCCATTTCTCGGATATAGACATCAAAAACCGTTGATGCATATTCGTTAACGAAGCTACTGTCGTTGAAATTGGATGGCACCGGTTCTCCTTTGAATTTACTAAAAAGCCAATCAAATATATTCATGTTTCACCTTCTTTCTATCCTATGATTACCGGCAAATCAGTGAAAGAACATTGTCCTGTTTCAAGCTCGTCCTCTATAACCATGCTTGCCACAAGTGCCATAAATGGATCTGTCTTTCGGCTCTTTGCTTCTATTTTTGCATAATAAAAATTACCGGTATCTGTTCCTTCTTTTTTTCCAGATCGCACAAGCTTTGTGTTGTTTGTCGCCCATCTTAGTGGAGCATTGTCTCCCCAAATAAAAAGTTGCTTATTAAAGCAACTGTCGATTACTGGCTGTATTTTCATAATGTCTGAAGGTTTAACTAAGTAAAGATTTTTCTTTTCTTTTGGATCAAAACCTATATTTTCAAGTGCATCTTTCATCAGTGCATATCGGTAATTATCTATAGCAATTTTCTTGATACTGTATTTTTGCGCTGTTTCCATGATATAGTCAGTTAGCAGAGTAGGTGATATTTCTACATCATCAACCGGTATGCATTCAGGCCATTGTTGCCATGGAGCTTTGACTCTGAATAATTCCGGGTTCCTAGTGCATACCCAATAGCGTCCAAAATCATATCTTTGATCGCCTTTTCTAAAGTGAAAATTTACTGCCGCCCAATCTCGTAATGATGCATAGTCAATTCCAACTGTACATTTCCAGCCTGTTAAATCCGGCAACGGTTTATTAGTAGCTGCTATGTTATCCCATTCGGTAACTTGTAATTCCCTGTTGCCTTTAGGCCAATTCATACGCTTAGTATAAAATTCTTCTTCCATGGCTGGCTGATATTTCATTTGTGCGAATTGCTGTTCCATCTCTAACTTAAGTGATGGTAAATATTTTAAAGATGGATTTGCCTTATGCCACATATTTGGATCAAGCGCTTCTTCTTCACTGTCTATTCGGTAAAGCAGAGGCAACCATCTTAAATCTTTTATTGTTCCGTTTAGTATGTCGGTTGATATAGCAATCATATCATCCAAAACACCTTCTCTGACGTTTCCTTGAGTAGTAATATAAAATGCCCTTGAATGTTTTCTTTTGCCAAAGCCGGAAGTAAATACTTTTATTTGATCGTAATTTTCATACTGGTGTACTTCGTCGAATATTAGGCAACCGGTACGCTTACTATCCTTAGTTTTTGCGTTAGAGGTATTGAACTTAATATATGATTTTGTTATTAGGTTTACTATTTTTTCTTTGCTCTTGTAGAAAAATCGTTTTGATTTTGTCCATGTTCTTTCTAATACCTCATAAATATCATAAAATGATGTTTTTGCTTGATCTTCTGCATTAGCAACTATATCTATGTTATATCCAGTAATACCATGGTAATGCGTGGTTAAGTACCATGCTATTGGTGAAATAAAGCCATTTTTACCGTTTCCCCTACCCATTAAAATAATAACGGTTGAAAACACAACGGTATCGTCTTTATAAAAACAATGAATAAGAGCTGTAACAAATAATTCCCAATCAAAAAGAGAAATATCAAAGTATCTCTCCATTAATTCCACAGCCTTATCGATTTTCTCTGTATCTATAAACACATCCGGATCATTAAGTTTATTTTCGACATAATCACATGCTAATAATATATCTTTACCAACTATATTTTTACCCAACCGGCAATCGTCAATATATTGGTCTATATATGGGTGATAGTCTCTTTTTCTACATTTCGAGATCGCCGTCATTTACATCACCATCCTGTTTAGATGGCTTTATTCCAAGATACTCTAAGATTTTCAACATCTGTTGGTTGACCTTGATTTGTTGATCTACACTATCATTCTTTTTATAACCCCATTGGTTTTCTCCGTTTTGATACTTAACAGAAACGCCTCTTTCGTCTATATCTTTTTGGAGTAATCTGTTGGTTTCCCATAAGTTCATGTATTTTTCAACTAAATCCAAGTAGTAATTCCCAACGGTACCGTTTCGGTCTAGCTGATCTAACAAATCTTGCTTGATATCTTTGGCCTGTAATTTCTTTGCCTTCGCCATTCTGCCACCCCCTCATGTGAGATTTTCAAAATTTCTGTTTTGTATAC